TTAGTTGTGGCATCCACTACCTTAATGGAAGTAGTTACAGGGTCAATAACGAAGACTACTGTGGCACCGTCTGTACGGTAAGAAAAGGAACTATCCGTGGAACAACCAACGAGGTTGATCGTAACTGTACCAGTTGTGCGCTTAATGTGGAACAGGCTGTCGTTAACGTTGTTAGCAGCATTGTAACCCGTGAAGTCACAGTTACGTAGGGTCATTGTGAGAGGGCTTGTTGTGCCGAACTCAATAGCATGAGTAGCAGCAGTTCCCTTCTCAAAGCCCATACCATTAAGCTCACCATCAGGGTCGGCAGCAACGTTGTAAAGCATAGCTGAGGTATTAGCAGTCCCCTCATAGCCAGAGATATTGCTGTTAGTTAGGGTGGCACCACCAGCAACCACCTGACCACAGTTTTCCCAAGCAGAGCTTGTACAACTTTGTCCTGAGCTAAAGGTTGTGATACCTGCTCCGGAGAAGCGACAGTTTCTACCAACAAAGGTTCCTACGTTCAAGTTAATAACAGTAGGGGAAGTAGTTCCAAGGTGAGAAAGGGTGATACCCGTCCACTCGACGTTAGAAGCTGCGTTTACAATAGAAATCTCGTTAAAGGTAGAAGGAAGGAAGGTGTCATCAAGAACAATGATAGAACGGTTACTATCTCGGAAGTCAACAGCGGTTCCTACCTGTCCTAAGACCAAATGGCCGTGGAAAAGGTTACCACCCTGAATAGGTGTCAAGAGTCCCCAAGAACGGACTGTAGCAGAGTCAAAAGAAGCAGCGCCAGCAAAGGTTGCATAGCCGTTAGCCAAGTCTCCGTTTGTCATTCTCAGTTCACGACCATGACGAATAACGTCAATGCCGTTAGGAGAACCTTTAAGAGAACCAGAACCAAGGATTGCCCACTGCATACCAAATGCCGAGGTTGTAGCGGTAGGAGAACCTGTTGTAGCAGAGGGGGTAATAGTGGGGTCAACGGCGTAAGTTCTCCAACCCGCTAGGGCAGAACCTTCGCTGTTAGCCCCATCAACGAAGTACTGTTTGAAGGCGGAGGGGTCACTCCCAACTAAGAGTTGAGCACCACCGTTAGCCACAGTATCCATAAGGTTACGGTTGTTTTGTTTAGCCCACATGAAAACAGCTTTTCCTGCTGCAATCGTAGTGGCACCCGCACTAAAGATTTGACCCTTAGTACTACTAGTAAAGCCAGATTTAGAAACACACTGGTTACCTTGAATGAAGTAGTCTGTTTCATCAGAGAGACCAGACTGACCGCCCCCAAGGGCAGACCAGCCTGTGATAGTCTCTGAAGTAGTGATATCCACTAGGTCTGTTGTATAAATGGGAGCGGCCATAGTTTATCCTTTCATTACACGTCCGAAGTACGGATCGCTGTGGTCGAACCACCAGCAGAGCCGATAGAACCTGTAGTTTCAAAAGTCTTAATTGGAGTACCAGCACCATCACGAACACGGATGAACAGAGGACGGTCAGCGAGGTAAACCACGGTGAAGCTCTCTGTAGTAGCTGTTGCCAACTTATCGATATAGGTAATGTAAACACCGTTACCTGCTGTGGCAGAGTCTAGCTCATCAGCACCGTTAAAGGCGTAGGTGGTGTCCAGAGTGAACGTGCTACCGGAGAAGCTTGTGTAGTTAAGCAAACGGTCGAAGCCGCTATCGTTAACAACACGGAAGGTACCCGAAGCAGGAGTATCTGTTGGGATTGCAGTAGTAGTTACTACAACAGACTCAGCAGCAGCAGACAAGGTTGTGTTAAGCAACAACTGTGTCTTATTGATAGTACCACCACTCTCAGCAGTAACGAGGACACGGTCTTCACCAATAACCACACCACCAACAGAGAAAGAAACGTTGTTAGGTGGCTGGTACGTTACGTTATCGAGGCCACGAAGCAAGTCAGACGCGCTAAGGTCAGCAGTCTCAAGACCAACACCATAACCACCAATCAGAGCCGAACCAGTAGACTGGCCAGAGAAGGGGAAGCTAAGAGCACGGGCTGTAGCACCAGAAACGGTACCTGTAGCACCACCAGCACCAGTAATAGTGCCAGAAGTAGGAGCAGCACCAGTCAAGACCTGAATCCAGACCTTAGTAGTAGAAGCACCAGAAGTATTATCAACAGCGATTACCTGACCAGTACCATTTGTCCAAGAAACAGACTCAGGTTGTACCCAAGTACCTGCACCAGCACTAATAGAAAGCTCATGGGTAACACCACGGAAGATGTCGCCAGCAATACCATAAAGATTTCCTGTCTCAGCTTTGTAGCGAGTGATATACTTAGTGTACTCGTAGAACTGGTTGATAGAAGCTGTACCACGGTCCCACTGAGACCAGAAGAACTCGTTTACTGTGTCGTTGTTTACGTCTAGTCCAATATACCCTGCAGTGATGTTAGCAATGCTAAGGAACGGGGTAATGAACAAAGAAGAAACAGAGTTGTAAACAGCGTTAGGTAGGGAGGCGTTGTTCAGGTCATTACTGTCAGAAACAGCAAGAACGTTGTTACCGTTGTTGGTAGAGTTAATAGTAAACTCAGAGTAGGTCTTTTGGAAGGTCCGGCAGAAGCCAACAATCTTACGGGTGTCAACAGGAGTTCCACCCACAATAACAGGTACCATGAAGCGGTGAGAAATACCGTTGTTAGCGTCCGCATTGAGACCTTTAGCGATGTAGTAAACGTCAGCAGCACCGTTAGCGTTGTCGGTAGCAGAGCCATACATCAAGTCACTGATTGTTAGGGTGTCAGCAGTGTTAGCTGTTACGAGACCTTGAGCGCCAGTTGTTACGTTGCGAACGACATATCCTACCCACTGGTCAACAGTCCAGCCAGAGCCAGTGTCAACAAGAGTAGAGGTAGAGCCGCCAGTAGCAGACCCATGGAAGCCGCCTTGGTTCCACCAGTCATCAGCTTTAACAACACCGTTTTGGATAATACCAAGTTCTACTTCAGGGTTGCCGAAGTTAACGATACCGTCAAACACGTCAGCACCAGCGTTCTGAATGATACTACCATCATAGAGGTGCTCACTAGAAAGGGCGTCGATGTTGTTACCGTTGAGCAACGTAATAATGTTGTCTGTCGAACGGTCGGAAGGGGTTAGGCTGGAAATGTCCAGCAAGTCATCACCAGCAGCAGCAGCGTCATCAGCAAAGTCTTGCAAAGCGCGGTGGAATTCAATTACAGTAGCGTAGGACGGAGCCGCCCCATTGTGATCATCACCGATGTAACGGATGTTACCGTTAGCAGCAATGGACCAGTCGGTAGGTTCAAAAGCCATTATATTTCTCCATTAATTTATTGAGATTGTTGTTTGTTTAGTGGAGACAAGTCCTGTTAGGGTTGTTCCGTCAAAGTCTGAGTAGAAGCTATCACTAGTAGGGGTGACGTGTCTAAAAAGAGTTAAAGTGTCATTATTATAAAGATAGGTGTAGACTTCACCCGAAGGCAGGGTAGTTACTAAAGAGGGAAGACTAGAGAAGGCTGTTACATAGCTCAACCAACTATTACCACCACCATCAGCACCAGCAGGTCCTTGAGCGCCAACCCTCTCTAGGGTAATCTCATAGCGAGGGCTAGAAGTGTTTAGGTTAAATTCATAAGCAGCCATAGAGCAGCCTCCTTGTTATTGTTAGAACGCGAAACCTTTAGCGGTGACCTTTGTTCCAGCACGGATTGGGAAAAGAAATTCGATAGCATAGCGTAGTCCATCAGACCAGTGCTCAACACCCTCTTTCTTATCGATCGTAGCGGTGTCGGGGTTAGTCTCTGTCCACTGTGTTCTTTCAACAGAACGAATAGTGTTAACGCAACGTGGGTGGATCAACATGTCAATCTGTCCCAAGGCATTCTTGAACTTCTTGTTCACAGCAGCCACAGAGTCAATGATCGGTGGTGCCTTAGAGTGTGCTCTTGTTTGAATGCGATACTCAGGCTTTTCAAGGATTTTGAAGTCAGTAATACCAACAGCAGCCGAGGTCTTTCTTGCTCTACCACTAGGGTCAGGGTAGGCAAGGATCTTGTGGCCCTTATACTTTTCCCTTAAGGCTCGTGCCAAGGACTCTGTATCAGGGTGGCCTTGCATTTCGTCTAGGATCTGTACCTGACCGCCTCTTATAGCAAAGATAACACTAGCCATGATACCAACGTTAAAGTCAATAGCAACATGGACAGTCTCATCAGGGTCAAAGTAGGGAAGGGTAGCATCAATGTGTTCTTTACGGTTAAACGTGTAGAAGACACTATTACCGGAGTCCTCAAAGGAAGCTTCATACTCTCGTGCAAACTTCAATGGGTCCAAAGTGGCCTTAACTCGTTCAATCTCCGTCTCATCAAGATAAGGAGAGTCTCTGTAGGTGAAGGTATAGCTATTCCAGTCATTATCAACCTCTTTACGGTTGTACATTTCATAGAAGTAGTCATAGCCTTTAGGAGTGCTAATGATCAAGGCTCGGCCCGGATTAGCTCCATACCTAGCCGCGTTCTTACGTGACCAACGAGTAGACACACAGGGCTGGATGATACTCTCCCAAGACTCTTTCAAGTTCATGCCAGCGCCCTTCCAAGAGGTAACCTCGTCGGCTACCACAAAGTATTGGCCTGTACCACGCATACGCTCACTCGCCTCATAGGACCAGATCTTTAGCGATACGTTGTTAGGGAACCAGAAGGTACCCGCTGTTCGTGAAGACTTCAGAGCATGGTCTTCCATCCCTAGTTGGTAAGCTAAGAGAGGGTAGTAAATGTCTACAGCCTGAGAGTAGGTAGGGGCAATGACAGCCACATTCTTGTTAGGGACACTCTCGTCTAGTTGGATTAGTTCCTGTACCGCAATCGCAGCAGCAGTAGCCGCCACGTAAGACTTACCAAAGCCACGGGAAGCGTTCGCTACCACATAACGGCAGGTCTTAGAGACAAACAAATCATCAATGATGTCTGACTGTCCTTCATGGAGTACAACATTTGTCATGCTCTTTATTCCTCTTCATACGCCCTCTTCGACTGACCTAAGTCAAAGCCAAGGGGTTGTTTATACTCTGTATACGCAATGTTGTTACCATCAGGATCTAGGACAGGGCTATACCACACATCTGGATCCTCTACATAGACAGTATGTCCTGCACAGTAACCGTCATCAGTAGCTATGTCATAGGCATCTGCCCTGATCTTTTCAGGCTTCTTTTTCTTGCTATAAAGGTAAATTCTTGTCATGCTATAAACCTTAGTTAGTTACTGTGAAAGGATTGCTCATAGGGGCAACTACTGGGCCATACACACCACACTCTTTAGGGATAACCTCTGGGAAGTAGCTATAGAGGCCGGGTGGTAGATCGTCAGGGATCTTTACCTGCCAAGAAAAGTTACCATACTGCCTTGATACAGGTGAGCGGTTAGAAGAAGTCTCATAAATGAAACTGGTTGCTATAGTGTTGCTATTGTGGTCAAAGAACCGTACTCGTACATCTGAATCACACCCTACGTTACGTCTTAGAACGGCTGTCATAGAAATGGAGTCTCCTGCCTTAACAGGGTCTTTAGAAGCAATCAGGTTACCCTTATACTCAACAATCTGAGGACTATTGAGGTCAATCTGAACACGTAAGGCACTAACCTCTGTGGCTAGGCTGCTAATGTCGGAGGGGATGTCTACCCAGCCAGGAGCAATGGCTCGTACTGTGAAGGTTATGGCGGTTCCTGCTAAGGCAAGAACGGCTACTGTCTTAATGCCAAGGTCTAACCAGTCTTTTAGGTTTCGTACATTGAAATGCCTACTCTCCTTCATAGAGGAAATAAACTGGTCTTCTTCGGGGGTGTGGTTGGTCATGTGAGTGGCCCTCATCTTTTTATTGTTGTAGTTCGTCACTTAACGTCGCTATCATTCCTTACACGAGTTGTTAGAGTAACAGCGAGAGGGGACTTAGTTGAAGTCTCTACCTCGGTCTTTTCAGGGATCTTCTTGTAACCATACTGCATCAGGTTGTTGATGAGGGTAGCCTTGGTGGCAATCAGTTGAGCATACGCCCCTGAGCCTACCTTAACAGAACCATCAGCAATAGCCTTGGTAATAGCATTATACTCAATAACCATCTTTTCAATAGGGTCAAAGTCTAGGTCTTGTAATTTCTGTACAGACTCGTGGGAGTAGATGTTCTTAGAGCCTTTAGGACGACCTGCCCCAGTGCGCTTACCACCTCTTACTCCATCACCTTCACGTTCCTTGTTACGGACACTCTCAGGGAGTTTGTAAGAACCTTTAGGGCGACCTCTACCACGTTTCTTCGGGGTCTCTTCGGTAGAGTCTTCTTTAATATTTTCGTCAAGTTTCTTCTCTTCCATGATCCGACCTCCTTTCATTGTTTTTCATTTGAAATTTTTTAGTAAACGATAACATCACCCTAGTAACCTTTAACACTACCTGTAAGAAACTCATAAAGAAAATAGTTCCAAAGTGGTCTTACTTGTTCTCCCAAGTTCTAAGAAGAAAAATAGTTCCAGTTTGGTCTTATCAATCGTTATCAATGTATCAAAGATACCAAATATTATATAAAAAGTTTATTATCATAAGTACTATCACACAATACTCACAACCAGTAATGGTCTAAGACTCTACTAAAAGCACACTAGGTGTTACACCCCCGTCTATTGACAGAACATTACAAGGCATTGTAAAGAGTCTTTAGCGACTAACTCATACTGAGGACATCTTCGGGGGTTGTAGTGCGATAACCCTTCCAGATGTCAGTAGGGG